TTTTTAACTTTTAATATAACTAATATAACTTACCCTCTACCGTCGTGCAACAGTATTTTAAATTAATTTTATGTTATATTTTATACATGAGTTAAAAATATTCTGCGATCGCTAATTTAATTTAGCGTCGAAACTTGTCTGCACTATGCACTAATTTAATTTAAGGCTTATCTCTTATCTCTTATCTCTTATCTCTTATCTCTTATCTCTTATCTCTTATCTCTTATCTTGCGATCGCTAGATTAATCCTTAAATTAAATTTAGTGCCGGGACTTTAATTAATTTATTTAAGGGGGGGTCGAGATTAAGGCGGGGGTAAGGCGAGAGTGGGCGGGTACTCTAGACACACTTCATCTACGAAAAAAATCCAAAAAAAATATCCCAGACTATTCTTCATCTGGGATAATACTTTGTGTCGCCTATGCAATTTTTAAATCTATAATTTAACTTATATATAAATTATAGCACAGTCTTAAAGGAAATGGGAAGCAAAAGAAAAGATTTTTTAAGTGGCGCACCAACAACTTTATTAAAGTCCAAGGTTAACGAAAAAGCTAAGAATAATGCGGTAACTTTTACCCTTCCAGATCCACAGCCTGGAAAGCAAACAAGCTTTGTAAATACGCGCGCTGATGTGTGCATATATGGAGGAGCCGGCGGAGGCGGGAAGTCGTGGGCATTGTTAAGGAAGTCTTTAATTAATATTGATAACCCTAATTATGGTGCGGTAATCTTCCGCCGGACTTCGCCTGAAATAACAACAGAGGGTGGTTTATGGGATGAGTCTAAGAAATTATTTGGCTTAGTCCCTGGTGCAATTCCAAGAGAGGGTAAATTAGATTGGAAATTTCCCAGCGGCGCAGCTATTAGCTTTGGTCACGCTCAACATGAAAAAGACGTAGAGAATAAATTCCCCGGAGCGCAAATAGCCTATATTGGCTTTGATGAGTTAAATAAATTTACCGAAAAACAATTTTGGTTCTTATTTTCAAGAAATAGAAGTACGTGCGGAGTTAAGCCAAGGATTGATGCAACCTGTAACCCTGACGCAGATTCGTGGGTAGCTAAATTAATTGATTGGTATATTAACCCTACGACGGGATACCCTATCGAAGAAAGGTCAGGCGTTTTAAGATACTTTTACCGCTTAAATAACGTTATTCACTGGGGAGATTCCGCAGAAGAATTAATGCTTAAATTCCCAGAATTAGCTAAAATTGCGCCGCCAAAATCCTTAACTTTTATTAGTGCAACCTTAGACGACAATAAGATTCTCTTAAGCCAAAACCCTGATTACAAAGCTAATTTACTTTCATTACTTAATGTTGACATGGAGCGGTTACTTAAAGGTAATTGGAAGATTAAATGGTCGGCAGGATTAGTCTTTAACCGTTCGTGGTTTGAGATAATAGATCAAGAACAGTTAAGCAGCATGGATTTAACTTCTGCCCAATTTTTAAGGTTTTGGGATTTGGCCAGTACAGCTAAAGAAGTTGCCTCTTCATCCTCATGCTTTAGTGCATCCCAGAAATGGATGAAAGTTAAAAATAAATTTACGGGAGAGTATGAATATTACATCTTAGATGTTTACTGGGAACAGTTAGGAGCAGAAGAGGGCGATAACCAAATCGTAACGATGGCCGTGGCGGATGGTAAAAAAGTTAAGCAACGGTGGGAGTTAGAGGGCGGTTCAGCGTCAAGGAGACATGAACAAAGCTTAATTAGGACAATCAAAAAAGCTTTGCCTGAGTGTAATTGTAAGGGAGTCCAACCTCTTGGCGATAAATTAACCCGGGCTAAACCCTGGGCTATGGATGCTAGGAGCGGGAAGATAAAAATACTAAGAGCTTGGTGGAATGATGACTTTTTATCTTATGTGGATGCTTTTGACGGCAGTAGAAAAACCCCGCCCACAAATGATGTTGTAGACGGGGGAAGTGGCGCACATTCTTGTTTATCCCAGAATTTAGTATTTGGGGGAAGTTTAGGGAGTTAATAATTCCTCAACATCACTAACTAAAATAGCCCCATACCCCGCTAACTCAGCAGGGGTTATCAATATTTGCGCTTGGTAATTGGGATCTAATTGAGTTCTTTGAAGTAAGGCTATGATGGCATCAAAACTTGCTTGGGTTAGTTTGCCACCACGTTTTAATGTTGTTAAGTTGCCAACAATCCAATCAGGTCGATTTTGGGTAATAGCATCTAATATCCTTAAATAGACTGGACTTTCAGCTATAGCTAAGACTTCACTATCTGTCACTATGGTAGATACTTCTTCTACTGTAGGTACAACAGATACTTGTCCTATTGGCACTGGATTATCTACTAATACTTTATCGTTGAGGTATGAAGTTAATTCCCTAGCAGATAGTTGAGGGAATTGTGCAATTTGAGAAAGCAGCCATTCTTGTTTTGTCATAATTTTAATTATCCACTAATATGATTTTCCTCAAGCTACTGTGATGCTGTAGTACTTACCCTCATTGCGCTCAAGGGTTTGCCGGTCGGTGGTGGAGAGGACGGAGGAGAACGAAATCAATTCTGATACAGTGCCGTCAAATGGGAGCAATGATCCAGTTCCATTCAGCGAACCTATCGCGCTATTGACCCCCGTAAAGACGGTCGTAATTGTTGCGCTATCCCATTCCGCGCCGTTCTTAAACAGTTTCCACTGCTCGCTTCCGGTGGTTGATATAGATGTGATCAAAGTGAGTGTATTTGAAATAGCAACATCTGCGGCTAAACCGTTGGTTCCGTTGCCTCCCGTCGCTGTAGTGTTGGCTACGTTTAAGCGCCCAACCGAAATAGGCCCAGCCGATTCTTGGTTTGCAATAACGTAAAAACGGCCATTTTGCCCCGAAGACCACTGCCCAAAAACAGTCCCAAATTCATTTTCAATCGTCGGTGTGAACAGAATAAACAAACTGTGCGTTGCGCCAATAAGCGGAGAAGCGGCAGCTAAATAATCATTTACGCCATCAAACCTGATAGCGGGTTTGCCGTTTTGCGTCTCTATCGCACCATTGCTAACAATGCGCGGCCGCGATCCCGTAATTGAAACTGCATGACGACCATTGCCAGATTGGTCATACCAGATAACAATCTCACCGTTGTCCGAACCGACAAATGCTAATAATGTAACAATGTCTAAATCCTCTCCAATAAAACCTATATCTAATTGTGAGTTATCACTAGTTCTCATTACTCTTATAGCTGCGCCAGTCCAAAACCTGGAAAGCCGTCTTAATCCATAAGCGACAGAGGCTATAGCAAAAATTAAATCAAGAACACATTTAAAACCACCCAACACCACCATTCTAGTAGAAGTTCTCATGGTGCAAAACTCCTAGCACGTATAGTCCCTGTTTCTGAGTTAGCAGCCGGGACAATTGCACCGTTAGTAACCAAATACCCCCACAGGCTAGTGCTATTTAGTACAAACAATTGATTTAAGTCTCTAACAACGCCAACAACTCTATTACCCCCTTTAGCTAAACTCATAGATACGTTGAAACCTACAGGGTCTAAAACAGGGTCAGAACCAATTGTCCAGATACTATTATCTGCAATATTTGTAGGTGCTGTAGGGTATAAGTGTACCGCAAAAGAAGTCATACCTGCTGGTACAGAAGATAGATTGAGAGATATTTCAAAATAAGAAAGGAATATACCTTTACCAGCTTCGCCTATATTTTGAAGTTGGAATAGACCGCCATAAACATCAAAGTTTGGTGCAGAAGCAGTATAAGTTGTAGTAGCAGCGCGAGTAATTGTAATTGTGGTTGAGGATTCATAAGCTGACTTTGGAGGGATGCGATCGCCTATCAGTTTCCAAATCGCAGACAACCAACCTAAGTTACCCACACCACCGGTAGGTATAGTAGCATCTGTTATTTTAGTGCCAAAGTTAACCGTGGTAGAGCCTCCGCCACCGCTACTAGGATTTAAGAGTGCTGCTACTTCGGCATTAGCCACAGCTTGCGTTAATTCAGATTGCCCATATTCGCCATTTTCATATCTAGGCAGGTCGCCTTTATTTATCGTAGGCATACTTAAAAGCGTGTGTTAAAATATACTATATTTACATTTTACGATGCTTTTAAGTTTTATGCAAAAAAAATTATGGAGTTAAATAATTGCAGTAATTAATTTAAAAACTTCTTGCATTAATCCCGTATTTGGAGAGGGTTTTGAAACCTACATCAAAATCTTTTACCCTCTCCTAAAAATCCGCACTTCTATCTTCTTCGTGGCAGTTTACATAGACCCACCCTAATGTACATCCTAAGTCGGTGATATGCTCTACGTCTCCATCTTTATTTAGCTTTAAGTAAACATCTATAATTGCACCATCCGGTAAAGTAAATGGTGTTTTTAACTTTATGTACCCATAGCCATTTTCTTTAACAGTAAATAAATTGTTAAATTCTTCCTCTAGCTTAAAAATTAACGCTTTTTTTACCTTAGCTTTAATTACCTCATCTGCTACAGATGTGTATTCTGACCTAATTACTAGTTCATGATTTTCATGCAAAAGCATAAATTCATAAATATCTACAGGAAGTGATTTAGACCTAAAACTTTCGCGCACATCACCAATATCAAACAACCCTAAATCTAATACTTTAGTTAGGGCGTTTTTATTTTCCTCCCACTTACTCAAGAAATTTTTAATACTTTCTTGAGCGTGATTAACTTCTTCTGTTTCTAAATTACAGGTTTTGCAAGCGAGTCTAAATTCATGAGACATTTTAAATTACCTTTACTTTAACCTTTAACTTTCTAGAAAACTTAAATTGCCTGACTTCCAGTCTTCAGGATCGATAGACTTAATTTGTTTATACAACTCTTCAAGCTGTGCGACGCTATAAAGCTTGTCTACCCCTGCATTCACGCCCTGGATTTTGTTATTTTGGAGGAATTTAATAAACTTATATGTGTTCAAACCTTCCCATCCGTAATTGAGGTTTCGCTCCACTAATTCTGGGAAGTTAGCCTCTGTAAAGAAATACTCATACATTTCCTCAAACTTAATATGGGTTCTGCATTTCGGTAAATTAATTAACATTTTTTATCCTCCTAAACTAATTAAATAAAACTTAAAAAACTCTCTCCAAGAACTAACTCTCTCGCCAACGGGAAGAAAATCTTTACCTTGTTTTGTCCACAGTAAAAATTTATAGACTACTTTTTTGAGCTTTAAGTTACACCTATCTAAAAAAACAATAAATGCGTAAAATAACCAAAGTAATGGATAAACATCTGTCCTTACGCATAAATCACTATCCCAAAAACCCGGCACACGATAATAAGAAAAATCCATAGCCAGTGGCTTAAATTTAACGCCATCACTTACACAAACGGAATCAAATATTGAAGGTTTTGGCAAAATAAATATTTGCGGGCTGTCCTTAGTTATTTCGTAACGATGTTCTATATAAATCCCAGGATTTACTTCAGGAGTTATTTTCCCCACAAATTTTAGTATTAGCATTTTACTTTCTCACTTACGACTATTTTTAAATTAGGATATTGACTTACGACTTCTAGCCTATCATCTAAGCTAATTACTAAATTCTCATCTTCCTCATCTTTCCCTAGTATTTTTAGTTATTAGCATAACTTTTAAAAACTCCTTGTAAAACTTCCCAACCGTCTCCCGTTATATTAGTAGTCTCCAATTTATCTTTAACATCAACTAAAGAAAATTCCTTAATTAATTGGCTAAAAAATATCCTAAAGAAACTAAAATGAAAAACTCTAACTCCCTCGAAACTTAATTCTACAATTTCCCCAGGGTGATCATAAAGGATATGCCCGTCGCCGTGACATATAGCATACTCGCCAGTTATCCCAAAGATTTTAAGTTGCATTTTTTTTAACTTTAACTTAATCCTACTATATACTTTTTATATACCGCCGTCAATCCCCAAAAGTATTAAAAGTATTTTTTATCTCCTCACAAATTACTTTAATAAGTAATGGTGGTACAGAATTGCCAATTACATGAACATCCAAGGCGTTTTTGCCAGAAAATTCATAACTTGGCGGAAAAGTCTGCAATCTAGCCAAACACGCCACGTTTAAGCCTTTTACAACGCCATTTATGCTTACATCTATTAACTTTTCCCTATTCGCACCCTTTCCATCGCTTCCTAAAGATGCTTTTAAAGTCCAAATTGGTGAATCTTCCTCACGGATTTTATTCACCCCACTTCTTACGCCAACTCTTTCTACGACTACCTTGGCATTACTAAAGCCTTTATTCCTTAAACTTAGAGAGTTAAGTTGTTTTCTGGTTAAACTAACTTCTTTTAAATTAGGGATTAAATCTTCAATTGCTGAGTACCATCCTACCCATTCACCATTATTTTTACTATGCGTAGAACTAATCCTTACGGCAGGGAAATTTCTATAGTTAAAAATAGTAATTAATCTTTGGCGAGTTTGTGGCACGCCATAGTCAGCACAGTTAACTATCTCCTCAAAACTTATTTCATAGCCTAATTCCTTAAGGTAATTTTTAAATTTAATATAAACCTCGCTTTTAGCATAAGCCCTAACGTTTTCTAAAATTACATATTCAGGTCTAAATAAAGCATAAAACTTCCTTGTCTTCCAAATGACTTTTGCACTTTCGGAATTAGGATTTTTATTTAGTTTTAATTGGGAATACTCCTGACATGGTGGCGAAGTTTGGATTACTAAAATCTCATTATTCTTTTCCCTTGCCTCTTTTAATGGAATATGTTTTATAACACTTAGGATACTTACCTCTCCTATATCTTGGCAAATTACTTTACCTAAATTCTTCTCATATAATTCCGCCACTTTCTTATCCCACTCAATCCCCAGCAAAGGCATAAACCCAGCTTGGATTGCTCCCAAAGTTGAGCCGCCACCGCCGCTAAAATGCGAAAACCATAAAAACTTTTTCATTATTTCAAAACCCTACTTTCTATTTCTTTGCTAATCTCCAAAACTTTCCAGCGGCACTGATTTAGGTATTTAAAGGATTTATAATAATTTTTATAATCCTTACTTTTCTCCTGCGCCACAGATTGTTTTTCCAATATTTCTACGCTTTCTTTTATGTTATAAAGCATCTGCCACAATACCTCTATATGAAGTATTTTTATTGTGTTTAAAAATTGCATATTACCAATTCCTTAACTTTTTCTCTTTCTTTACTGTTGCTATTTATCGTACCATTTCTCCAAACTTCACTTATCTTAAACTTCTTACTTGCATATAAATCTAAAATAAAACTATTGTGAGAATTGCAAAGTAAAAACTTTATTTTATTTTCACTGTATTCCCTACATACGTCTCTTAATTTAACTTGCTCATCTTCCCCAAACGGGCTTTTGTTATAACCATTAAAAGTCCCATGATAAGGCGGATCTAAAAATACAAAATCGCCAGGTTGAGGCAAATGACTAATATTAAAGAAAGATGTATTAACTACCGCTACATTATTAGTATTTAAGGCTAAATTACTGTTAGTTAAAAGTTCAGGTTGGTAAATAGTTTGTCCCGGCAGTCCGAAAGGAACATTAAAACTGCCGCTTTTATTAACGCGGTACATTCCCGATCTACAAGCTTTGTTTAAGTAGATAAATTTTGCAGCATTATAAACATCACTCTTAAATTGCTTATTTCTAACTTCTTCAAAAAACTCTTTATTGTGAGCTTCTGCGAAATCCTTTAAAAGAACTTGTTTTAATTTACTTAAATTATCCTTAACTTCTTTGTAAGTATTAACTAAGTCTTTATTTAAGTCACTTAAAAGTGCGCGGTTAATTAATCCTATATTTTGTAAATGGAAAAACATTGCGCCGCCACCTAAAAATGGCTCAAAATAAGTATTAAATTCGGCGGGGATTAATCCTAATTCTTCGTATTGAGGAATTAATCTAGTTTTGCCTCCTACCCACTTAAGGAATGGTTTAAAATTTTTATCTTTAACTATTTCTGTTAAACAATTAAAGTCATGTTCGTATTTTAATTTTGCATTATTGGGAAGGACGGTTATAGCTTGAGGGTTGTTGTATGCGATCTTCATAGATTTAAAATCTTTTGAGACAATTCATTCATTTCGCTAACCAACTCTTGATATTTTTTAAAGTCTGTAGAATTATTAATTTGCGAAAACTCTTGTTTGAATTTTTGAGTTAATTTATCCAACTTGATAATTAGCTTTTGCTTCTCCCATTGCTCCTCAGAATAAGCTTTACCGGAACACATATTATTTACTAAATCCAGTACACCATCAGATTTAAAAGTAAACTTATACTCCCAATTTGTATCTTCATTATTAGCATAGATAAACTTAGTGCCTACTTTAGTAACTATTAATTTAATATCTATTGATTTTTTATCAATAGGTTTATTTGAAGGCATCCAGTAAATGTCGCCAATGTTTATTTTTTTTAATCCTTCCATAGTTACCTCTCTTTATACATTTAAAAGTATAATTATATAATACATGGTTTATATACCGTCGTCAAGTCCCAAAAGTAAAAAAATAAAAATTATGCCTAGTATTAATTTTTTCCAAAGAGTAAAAAACATTTTCACGCAAATCCTTGCAAGGATAAGAAAACCGCGAGGGTTTACAGGATCTTCTGAGTCTTTACGTTTGGGGTTAGCTTCTAAGAGAAATTTAAGCTTAGGATTACCGGAAATTCCCGTTAGAACAATTATGGGGGATGGCTATTTAACTCACCAATTGATCGAGATGTCAATTTGGAATCAAGAAGTAAGGCACTCTAGTAGTATTTTAGCTAGGGATGTTTTTATTAGAGAAAATGGCGAAGTTCGTAGTTGGAAAGTTAATTCTAAGATGGATGACGTAGAAGTAGATAAAAATTTAATTGCGATTAGTAAAGAAATGGCATCAAGGCAATTTGGAAAAGATTTAGTTCTAGGAGGTAATGCCTTAGAGCCAGGCGTAAGGAGGATGCTGAGGTCTGGCGATAGTTTTGCAGAATTAGGATTAAACTTCGACAGTAAAAATAAGAAAGATTACTTTATAGAAAAAATCCAATACCTCCCAACTTTCTCTATGTTTGTGGATGTAAATAGTGAAGGGGAACTAAAAGGAACTTATTCACAAAGGAAAATGATTAGCGAAAGTCCTGACGATAGGGTATTTCCTGATTGGAAAATATTGCATTTTAAATATGAAGAATTAGGAGCTTCAGGAAGGTATGGCGACTCCTTATTTTTACAGTCAGTTGAAGCTTACGAATACTTAAAAGAACACCGTCCAGATGTCGCCCAAGCTGTCCGAGCCGCCGCAATTTCTCCTTGGCTTCATCTCATGCCCGAAGGCGCGGATGAAGAATACAAAGAAGCTTATATGCTTGAGCATAAATCGCAATTAGCACAAGGCTTAATTTCCAACCTTTACTTGTTAAATAAAGCTGACGTAAGAAAAGCTTATAGTAATGGTAATGAAAGTCTTAAGGGCGTTTTTGATTATTGGATGAAGCTTAGGGAAGAGTTAGTGCCGCCTGGCGTACCGCTATGGTTTTTCCCAGGGTTGGGAATGGAATCAAACTCAGGTAAGGATATAGCTAACCAACCCGCATTGATGTACTCAAGAAATATCCAAGCTTTGCGAGGGTTGGTCGGAACTCAGGTTAAGTGGTGCATTAGCCTAGAGTATTGCATGAAATTCGGGTATGAATCGTACTATGAAAATGTCATTAAAAGGGGTGGCTTTGAATTAGATTGGGGAATTTGGGCAGTTAACGGACAAGAGTTTTTAATGAAAGCTCAAAACCAATCAACCCAAAATCAACAGTTAAGTGCGGGCGCAGGGAAGGAATAATTAATAAAAAAATCCCTTAACTTCTGGTGCTGAGTTAAGGGATTACCATAGTAAATAGTGAGGAGTGACTCAAGCTAAGAACCACGATAATATTTTAGCATAAATAATCGGGGTTTACGTTAAATTTTCCGTCCGATAAATCTTTTCCGCAATTTGGACATTCAGCATAACTCCCGCTAAAACCGTAATTGCCAAGAGATCTGTTTAATTGTAAAGTTTTTATTACTGTCGGAACTTCAGTTTTTAAACTTCCATAAATTTCTGCTGGCGTAGGATTGGAATCCCCAACCCATCCGCAACTAGGGCATTTTATGTATTTTATTTCTGGCATACTTTTTAATTACCTGACTATCCTAAAATTTCTACCGCGACAATTTTTATTACTTGTCCAAGTTTGCAACATTCTTTGTTCGGAACATTCCCTAATCGGGATATCCGCCGCAAGCAGATTTTACTTGATCGCATTTGTTATTCCAATCTTCTTCGCTAGACGCGGACTTCATCAATTCAATTACTTCTGTTTTAGTCATCTTTATATTCCTCTCTTACTCTTTAACTTCATTCTGGTTATACCACACCTTTCTATCGTCGGTCAATAGGTAAATTAAAAAATATAAATTTAGGATATACTGATATAAATAATTACTTACTTTATAGATATGCCTAAGCGTCAAAAACAAATAGATTTAACTTCCCAATCTGCGGAATTTATAAACCTCACCATAAGCCCCGGTGACACTTTTACATTCACACTCCAAAATATCCAACAGTTTTACGGATCGTTGGGAATTATTTTTATAGGCGACACACAGCAAAGACTGGGCTTATTCCCCAGTGGCTATTACTTATTTAAAATCCCCGCGGCTGGCAGCAAATTAGATTTAGTAATTAGCGCGGGGCAAACTATGGCCATGAGTGGACAAATCCCAATTGCCTATTCGGGAGAGATTCAGCTTATTACGCCATTGAGCCAAATTGATTCATTTAACTTTTCCGCCAATATTACGCCGGCGGATAAAATTCAAGTTATTACCGCATCATCAGTTGCCCAACATACTTATAGATTTTTAGGAGTATTAAGTGCTGCGCCAACTACAAGTTTGGCTCAATATCAGATTTATTTTAACTCAACCTTGACTAAATTTTTTGTTTACGACGGCGAGGGTTGGGTAGAAATAGTCTAAAAAACGTCAAGTAAAAATGGAGTTTTTAGGGAAACGTCACACAAATCGCGTCAAGCGTTTTCTTCTCTAATAAGGATTTTACCTGACGCTTTTACAAAAATACCCCTTTTTACCTGACGTGGGCTTAAAGTTAAAAATCCTCCAAAGTGCTTTTGTATAAGCCTTTGGAGGATTTATTGTAATTTACCTGACGGGTTTATTTGCCCACTTCCTTAAATAAGCACTTATCCGAGTCGCATCCGGCCGGGCCAACTTGAGAATCTTCCACTTCCGCTGCGCTTAACCTTATTTGCAAAAGTTTATCAAAACTACTATTTTTACGGCGAGCTAAAACCTCTCCCCATAAATCTTCATATTTTTCCTTAGAAATTGGCTCAAATGGCAGACGAGGGAAAGTTTCGCCACCGTCAAATCTTGCCAAAAGTGCCGCAGAACTATATCCGCCACAATTTTGGATGTTCTGGTAAAGGAGTTGTGCATATTCCCCAATTTCCTCTTGACGTATTTCCAAAGTTGCTGAAGTATTGTGAGTTGCGTAGTAATTTTGTACTTGTAGGTAAAAGTCAAATTGGGCTTTTGCGCTAAATTTGCTTATATCTACATCTTCCCCGATGTTATCCGCCCAGCTAGTTTTTGTGGGAATTTCTACCAACCATTCCGTAACTCTTGGGTCAAATGGATCGTTTAATAAATTACCCTCAGCATCTTTACAAGATTGGGAAGGAATAATACTGTAGCCATAGTCCATACAAGCTAAAGCTACTGCATCGTCTCTGCCAAAAGTAATCCGACGGATAAATCTAGCAGCTTTTGGAGGATGCCAACCAGGAGACGCGCCAGTTAAGAGACTCTTAGTCCCGCTTGGTTGCACCGTAGTACATCTATTGGGGCGTTTAAGCGAATGTGCATGACAGTATTCCCAAACTGCTTTATGGGCTTCATCTTTAAAAAGCGTCAGGTAAAATTCTTCCAAGGCTTTAAAAAGTAGTCCGTTGCAAACGCCGGGGTGTTTTATAGCAAATTTCCCTTGGCTTTTATTCCAATCGTTAATAATTTCAACTACCTCATCTGGGAATGTTTCTATCCAATTTTCTAAATCCTTTGATGTGATAAAGTCTCTGTCTGAGTATTCCTCCCTGCCGCCTTCCCACCAGCGCAACCAACTTTCCCCAAATAAATTAACGAAAAAGTCAAATAAGCCAGTAAAGCTAACGCCAACAATAGGGTCTAACTCCCTAGATTTTTGATATCTCTCGTCAGGGAATTTGTCATTTAATAGTACGGCTGCAATTAAACCCGCAGCCCTAAATGAGTCTCTTAAACTATTTAAGTCTTTTCCATCTAGCGTGTTTAGGTGTACTTCAGCGAGATCGCAGAAAAAATTGTTACCCACAATTTCTCCGCAATTATGCGCGACAAAGCCCTCTACTACACCCCAGTGCGTTATTGGTTCAGAAAAATCATAAACTTTTACAATCCCTTGTTTTTCTACTACCGATATTGAGGGAGAGGTTGCCAAGAGAGTTTTGGCAAATTTATCAATCTTGTACGAATGAATAAAGTTGATTTGGTTGAAGAATGAAAGTCTCTCTTTGTATTGCTGAATATTTACGTCGTAACTTTCTCTACATTGGTAAATACCATTAGGGAACGACACGGTCGTCGGACGGTTAACGGTTATATAAGCTTCTATGCCAAAGTCTGCTTTTAAAGAATCAACGATCTGTTCGCCCATTTCTCTACAGGTCGTCTTTAAGGTCACTCTGCCGTTTTTTAGAACACTGCCGTTAGCTGAATAAAGTCCAGACAAGAACGATGCTTTTATGTCTAAGTCCCAGCCTTTATAAGTGGATGGGAGTGCGCGAAATGGAAGGGTGTAAAGAGAAAAGTCGTATTTGTCAATTAACTCATTCAGTCCGTTAACATAAATACGCCTTTCGCCATGTTTCTTGCATTTCAAACCTTCCGTTTCTTGGAAAAATTCTAGGATTTCTTGATCCTTTTTACCTATGTTGACAGCAACACCTAGTTGCCCTTTTTTGTCGCCTTTCAAATCAGATAAATCAGATAATTGACCATCACCTTGGACAAATCCTAAACAAACGAATATTTTATTCTTATGCTCTGGCACTTTTAAGAATGGCATTAATCTGTCACCCGGTCTTAATTCAGATGCGTCAACTCTTTTGCCATCAATATTTAAAAAAGAGTGATCTGGAGTGCAGTGAATACTTCCATAAGCCCCCATTCCTACCCTTACGGTTTCCTTTTCACCTGAACACCATATATGAGATAGAGAAACATTGCCCTCTGCGTTAATTATCTCTACATCTTGACCGTCCAACGACTCGAATGCTCTGTAACCATCTTTAGTTAATATTTTCATATCCCCACGAAAACAAGGGTTGGTAGCGTACCTAGACATCCTTTCTTCCGCTTCAGCAATACTCAACAGCCCTAACTTAGCTAAAAAATTTAATGCTTCATTTAAGGACTTATTGTATAAGTCTAAAAACTTATTTTTTAAATCCTTATTAGAGAGTAAATCCACGTTAGCTCTAGCTACCGCTTCGCCAGCCCATTGAATTGCACCTTCACCGCTGTGGAATTGTTTTTGCACACTTTTTTTGACCTCTTCTAAAGTTGGGCGACGGTGATAAACTAACGTATGATTAGCCATTCTTAAGCAATCTTTGTCAGGATCTATTTTCCAGTTACCCTCATTGTCTTGTTGCCACAAGTTATCTTTAGCGGTCGCAAACTCTATATCTTCTGGCGAACCCTGTCTCATGCCCGCCGACCTTCTTATATTTCCGGCTACAATTGTAACACTAGCCTCATCAATTAACTTGCATAACTCTAAAGCGGTAAGTTGGCGACCTATAGCCCCGTTTAAAATCTTAGCTAATTTTCCATACATCCCAGCTAAAGCTATGGGATTAGCTGTTCCGCCAAAGCCTTTAAGTTTTTCCCCACTACTTCTTACCGCACCTAAGCAAACGAAAACTTTAACGTTTTTCGCTAAATCTTCCCTTGAAGACAACTCTAGAAGTGTAAGGTAAGAGTCTACCCAACCCTTACGGCTATCTCCAACAAAAATGTTAACTTGTCCGCGCGCGCCGCTAACGATAGTGTCATCGTGCCTGTTTTCTTTTTTTACAGTGCCAGGTAAATTAACAATCTCTACGCTTAAATTATTCCTTATAATAGGAAGATTTTTAATATATTTATCTTCCAACACTGCGCCAGTCCCGCATCCCTGCATAGCCAAATTCATCATTAAGCTTAATGCTTCCCAGTCTGTAATGTTTGTGGATGAGCAATTATAAGCACCGTAAACGTTTTCTGGCTTTTTTAACCAATCTGTACCACCACACCACAGCCATCTTCCACTACTTAATACTTTAAATTCTTCCTGCGATCGCCTAATTAAGTCACCCTCAGCCTTAGTTAATTTTCCCAGAGAAATTAATGCCGTAATTGTCCGGTCACAAACATCTTGCCATGTCTCTTTTTTACCTCTTGAATAAGTGCGGTAAAACACAGGTTTTGCGGACGGAGCATAAACTTCGTTAAACATTTTTTTAGAGGAGTAAAGATTTATACTTGTTTATAGCACATTCCCATAAAGAATGTTATAATAAGCACTAATCAGTTTTTTTAACCTTAAAAAAAGTGTCAGAGAAAAATGCAAGGTTAGAACTTAAGGATGGTGAAATTGCCGTAGGTCAAGCTACGCGATATTTTAATTTGGAAATTCTTCCCAACTTCTCAAAATCTTTAAATTTAAATAAGGATATGGAGGAAGAGGAGAGTGGGGAAGAAGTAGTAGGAAACTTAACCGCAAGTTTTGTTTTTTCTTCCGAATATCCAATCCTTAGATACGATTACTGGGAAGATGAGAGATATTACGAAGTTCTTTCCCATGAGCCAGGCTGTTGCAATACTCAAAGGGTTACAGAAGGTGTCTGCCCAATTCTTTGGAATCATAATTGGGATTTGCAACGCGGCCTAGTAATGGGGGTAAATTTCTCCCAAGGTAAGGCTATTTGCGATGTCCAGTACGACGACAACGCAGAGGGTAGAGACTTATATAACTTAGTCCAAAAGGGTACTCGTAAAGGTGTTTCGTTCATGTACCAAGTACAGGATGAATACACCGAACTTCCCAAGAAAGAAGCCGCCGCTCTTATTGAAAAATACGGACTCGCAGACAGGGGTTATTACCCAGTCAGGATAAGTAAAAATTGGGAAATATTTGAGATATCCCATGCAAGCGTACCCGCCGACCCGACGGTAGGAGTAGGTAAAAGCCTACAGCGCAATGGAAAAGATGAGCCTAAAATTATTCAAATTAAAGGTAAAAATATGCCTCCACTAACACCTTTAGAAGAAGTTAAATCTTCAACTCCCGACCCCGTTCCTGCGCTAGAGGAAAGGGAGATTGTAGCCGTAGCAGAGTTGAAGCCTCAAGGCTTAGATTTAGAAGCCGTTAGAAAATTAATTCTTGAAACAGTAACTCCAGTTCGGGAAATGAATTTAGTTCTAGAACAAGAAAAATCTCAAGCCTTAGCAGAAAATTCAAGCTTAAAACAAGAATTAGACCAAGAACGCGCCGAGAGATTAAAAGCCCAGCAATTAGCTGATACCCTTAAAGATATTTCGCAGTTAATTGGCCGCCCCGGATCTGAAGTCGTCCCCGCCGTTAAAAATACCCCAAAGTTTGCCATGCAAGGTTTAGCTAAAGAATTTATTGACTTATTTAACAGTTCCAAAGCCGAACCTACAGAAGTTCGCCACGATGGAATGGTTGCAGTCCAACGGAATCATAATGTTTTAGCTAGATTCATGCACGATCACTTCCGTGAAGAGCAAGCCACTAAGGGTTTGCGTAATTGGAAACACACTCCTTTGGTTAAAGAATTAGAAAATCACTTTAAATCTTCTGAGGGTGGCGGATTTCTTTCTGGTCGTGCGGCCGGGCCAACTATTGGATCGAGCGGCAGCATTGGCGCAATTTTCTTGGATGTTCTCTCAGCTTTAATGAGAGAAACTCACAACTCCAATAATATTTGGTGGCAGTTTGCTTCCACTATATATGACTCAACATCTGCGCCCAATAAATCCATCCTGATTCCTCGCGCTAATAATTTAGCCGATCCTACAGATGTTAACGACTTCCTGATCAGCACAACCGACACCTATACCAGCATTAATTATTCTCGTGGTACTTCTACGGATTCTCAAGGCTTGGAAATTACCACAGTCCCATTAACTATTGCTCAATGGGGTCTAGGTTTGAGCACAGGAGTAGGCAACCGCCCTGTATTTATTCCAGAATTTACTGAAGCTACGTCATTAATTGACTTAATGGCAGTGTTGGATAAAGTATTAATGCAGCACTACTTCAAATTTGAAGATTTGATGGTGCGTAAGGAATACTTTAAGACAACTAAAGTTTATTACAACGATAAGGGTGAAGTAACGTCCGTTCCGGCTAACGTTGCCGCAACAGATGACGGTACTTTAACTGAAGACTTCCTGTCTTCTGTTTATTCCCAGCTTTACGCCGACCAATGGCCAACTTTGCCTAATAACAGTTACATTTTGACAGTTCCCCCTAAATCCTTAGACAATCTAAAGAAATCTTTAGGCAAGCTTTACTCTCCTGTAACTGAAGAACAACGCCAGAATATTTCTAACGTTCTCCGTGCGGCTTCTGGAATTGAAATCGGACAAAGCTCAGGTTACGTCGGTCAATATTGCGGCTTTGAAATTTTCTCAGGCAATACATGGGGTGTTGGTGCGCCAGGTGGATCTGATCCAACCGTAAACACAACTACTTTTGGCGCGGGCGCAACCGTTACTGAAGACTGTTTCGTATTTAGCTACGGTGCGGTCGGTCGCGGTATTGCATTACCAATGGAAGTTCGCGCTTCTGGTACAACTCCATTTAACATGGGAGAATCTTTTATCTGGATTAGCCGTGAACAAACTGGCGTTATTGACTTGGATGCAGCTTTAGCTTCCCCAGCAGGACAACAAACCCGTTGCGCTAAATTAAGAGTTGCGCGTAGGGCTGTTTAAGTTTTTTACCCTTAACTTAAGTTAAGGGTAACTTTTAAGATTAAATTTAAGGATAAGAAAGTGCCAGAAGAAAACGAAAATATTCCGGTTGAAGAAACTAAAAAACCTCCAACCAAAACTAAAACGCCAGCGGTAGAAGCAAAAGTAATAAAAAAAGCAATGGGCGTTTATTCTACAGAATACTTCAAAAGAAACAATATTCCCTACTGCCAAAATTGTGGGGCGCAATACCAAACTAACCAGACAGACGAACCTGTTTGTGCAGAAAATTTTTCCAAAGATAATTGCCCAAGGCTAGGAAATTAATTAAGATGATTTTAACCGTACAGGAATTGAGAAATCTTTCGCCATCGCTGTCCGTCCTTGGTAATCTAGAATTAGAAGGACTTATTTTGCGATCTCAATCTCTGTGCGAATCATCCTTGGGCGCAAATCGGGAATTGGTAATTAAGGATTATGTATTAGAAAGGGTTTTAGGTTTAAATAAAATAGCCTTAGTTTATGCTCCCGTAACGGCAATTAATTTAGTAGAAGTTAGGTATAATAATTTATTTGTTAGTTTTGGTGATATCCCAGTTAGCCAAAATTGGGAAGTTTTACCATCAGAAAATTACTTTTTAATTGGAGATTGTTTAGAACTTAATAATTTTAACTATATAAATGCCAATATTATTAGAGGTATACGAAGGAGTCGTAGCAATAACGTAACTCAAGAAATAAGAATTACTTACAGCGCAGGTTTAAATTTTTCCGCAACTTCCCAATCCCAAGAGATATTAAAAATTAAATCTGTAATTGCAGCTATCGCAGAAGTTCTATATAGAGAGCAGAAGATAATTAAAGAAGAGAGTTCGCAGGGAGCGAAAATAGTCTACCAAGATTTTAATGATTTAAAACCATTTGCTAATCTTTTGCCGTTATTTTATAAATATAGACCTCGGACTTAAGATGTTAAATAACCCTAATTTAAAAATTAACTTACTCGCAGGTAATGGGAGCTTTACAGAAGATGATTACGGCAACCCCATTGAGGAGAAAACTAATGTAGAAGTTTTTGCTAGGGTGGCGCAATCCAAAAACCCTATTCATTATCAAATGCCAGGTATCCAAATTACTGATATTTTTCTTAAGGGTAATATTTTAACTTTAAACAATAATAATATTTGGATGCCTTCAACTCTTCCTCTAGTTTTTGACTTAGAGATTGAGGCTAACGCTGTCTTGGATTTAGGCGATAGAGAATATGTAGGTAAGTTTAAATTCTTACCCATAGTACAGCCTATTTTTTCGTCTTTAACTATGAGGTTTGGAGAGGTTATTTTTGGATATTTAAACCTTTCCCTGAGAAATTAAATGTAATTTTTTATACCTTGTGATATAATGGTAAAAACAAACGATTGGGAAAAACTTGTAAATTTACCCAAATCTCAGGTAGCGACTTTTAAGTGGGACGTTGATTATGCAGCTAAACTGCATGAGGGATGGACTCTTAAGAGTGGTGAATCCGCACCAGCAAGGCCTTGGGTTTGGGTAACTGCCGATAGCTTTAATTTTAAGGAAGAATTTTCAAGAACAATTCTTAACTCTAGTAAAAGTAAGAGATTAGGGGATGCGATTAAAAACTCTTTTTTTGAACTTAGTAGTAATTTCGGCAACGAGATGCAAGATTCCATAAAAAGTCCCATTTGGAACTGGCCACGATACACCCTTCGTAAAAGTGGTGACTTGGTGGGAAGTCCACGAGATATCGTAGATTTAGGCGGCTTAATTAACTCTTACTCCCTTACCGTTAGATAAAAATGACCTCAAAAGAACTAAGGACGGAACTTTTAAATTTGCTCACAGGACTTGTGGGGACATATAAAGGCGGAGTTCCTATTCCTAGTATTTGGGTATCCGGTAGCGGAGTAAATCCGCCATCTAGTAGTAACGGATTAGAGATTTTGATTAACCACATCCCATCTGGCGATCCTCGCTCATCTTCTGCTGGGATGAAATATCACCCTAGACTTTGGGAAATCACCCTTAAAAATTGGGCAGCAACGCCTAATTTAAGTTTAGCGGTAGAGAGGATTAGGAGGGCTTATGTAACTTCAAGATTTACGAATACCCCGGCAGATGAAAAGGTGATTGAACAGGCAAGAATTTATATTGCCGACAGGGTGATGATTTAATTTTTTTAAAGGAAAAAATAACTATGCCTTTAGCTTACAACACTACATCTTTAGAGGGTTTTAGTGCAGGAATCTTACTATTGCCCAAAGGCACAAGAACTGTAGTCGCAAGAACTCTTACGTCTACAGTAGCCGTCGCTGTTGGCGCGACCGTAATTACTTGTACTGCTTCTGTAGCGACAGACTTAAAAGCAGGTATGGCACTATCCTTCTTCAAGGATGGGGATAAAGCGCGAACTTATGTCCTCATTTCGGAAGATGTGACCGTAGCGACTACAGCGACTAACATTCCCATCTTTAGTTCAAAATACGCGATCGCTACCGGAAGTACAGCAAGGATTGTTGATGATTTGCTCCCCATGTACGGGATTCAAGAGTTCCCCTTGGCCGCTCAAACAACCACAGTGGACACAACCAATACTTTAAGTGGCACTGGAACTGAGAAAAAGGCCATCCGTAGCGATAGAACCATCCAATTCTCTGGCGTAGAAAACCATTACGATTCCCCAGTTGGCGGAGATCCTGCGCTACAGCTTATTAAGCAAACCCAAAGAGATGGCGGCTATTTTGGACGCGAATTGTATTTCTACGCTGTCTATCCAGACGGCGAAATTATTGAAGCGGCTATTTTAATTACGGACTACAGCCAGCCCGGTAGTTACAACGAAGTTAAAAAGTATTCCTTTACCGCTCACTTGCAAGGGACTTCCTTTACTTGGGTCGACCCTTACTCATAATCAGGATACTAATTTTAAATGAAAGTCCTTGCAGATATATCTAAAAACATTGTTGCGTTATTTAACTGCCGACTTAATTCTAGCGAGACAAAAATTTTATGTGGCGCGGCGTTTTTTAGGGGCGGATTATCTGGAGAACTTTCATTATTCTCAGAAACGGGGGAAGAATTTAAGATAAAAATTCCCCCAGAAGTTAAAGACAACAACACAACCATAATTAACACAAACCTGGAGATAGAATTGTGCTAAAAGTAAAACCTTCCAATTCCAAGAAAAAAAAGGCAGAAATCGTCGCTGTCGGTACAGAAAATCACGGCTATTTGTATTTGCAAAGATTGGGCTATGTAAAAGCCGGTGAGTCGTTACAAGTTAAAAAATATTCGGCTACTAAAAAACAAGTTACTGGCGTAATTAATGCCGTAATTAAAGGTATTGCTAAGGATAAAGATATAAGCAGGGAAGAAGCTTCGGAATACATTTTTGGTAAGGAAGTTGACGGGACTAGAGTTTTTCCCAGTGATCAAGATACAGTATTAAGTGAGTACGAAGAAGAATTAAGCGAATTAAACAAGAATGAAGTTCCAACTTTAGAAATTTGGAATTTTGTCGCCAAAACCATCATGGGAGGTTTTTACGTCGAAGGTAATCCCGAACCCGTATTTGTTCCGGGACGACTCGCTTATCATGTAGAACTACTAGAAAGTGTCTTAATAAATAGTGAAAAAATTAAGATCGAAGAGTTAGGATACCCTCTTCCTGATGGGACAAATATTAAATTCGGTGATGTAATTCTGGTAGTTAAAGGAAATCACGATTCTGAAGTCCAGGACGTAGTGATTGAGAAATCTCCCGGAAAAATTAAAGACGGAGAACTTGGATTCTTGTACGATAATTTTGACCGCCAGTATGTCCTAGGTTGCGAGAATTTAAGCTTTGCTGACATTGCAGGACTTCCCCAAGAATTAATCCAAGCCGTCTTTGAGTTTTACCAATCCGAAAGCCTCAACATTATAGAAGATCCTGAAGGTGAAAAAAAAGCACTAACTCCACTGGAGGAAGTGAAGAAGATGGATATGGAAGTGGAAGCGGACAAGACATTGACTGGTACACCATCTACCTCCAGATCCAAAAGCACGGAATCCAAGACAGTAGATTTAGTAGCTGGGTAAATTTCCTCCAACTTCCGCCTTTTGTAATTTTAGACACCCTATCAAGACTGGAAAAAATTGATAGGGTCAAGTCTAACGAAAAAAGCTTTGCAACAGCAAGGTTGGCGGAAGTGGTTTATGGGTTCTTGGGCGGTAAAAATATTTCGTGGACTGATTTTTTACCGTTCAAGAATGAAGTTAAAACCGACAAGGCGGGCATTAGTGAAGAAACAAAATCTTGTATTAAGTTTGCCTTTGAGAATAGTTTAGTTAGTCCTCAAGTTCTAGCCTCAATCAGTTTATTATTAGAAGAGTAAATTATATGGAATTACCACAATTAGTTGTTGAGTTAGTTGGTGATTACTCCAAGCTAATGGAAGATATAAAAAAGGCTAGGGTCGAGGCTATTAAACAAGCTCAATTTCTAGAGAAAGATCTTAATTTAACCATAGGCGTTAATGATGACTCGCTAAAAAACCTTAATAAACATTTTGACTTAAAGGTAACTCACTTTAAGCAAACACAAACTTATTTTAAAAACAATCCTTTAAAAGTTTTTGTTGATGACGGGGAATTAACTAACTTAAATAAGGAATTAGCATCGCTAACCAAAGGTAGTAACGGCAGAGCTAGAGTGAGAGTAGATGTAGAAGTAAATAAAGAAAAAGCCAATTTAGTAATTAATAATAATAACAATTCTAGAGAAATAGTCGGACAATTAAAATCAGTAGAAAAAGCCGTAATGGATTCGGCTAAATTAAGTTTAGGTCGGTCTTTAGGAACAGGACTTACTGAGGAGTTTGGTAGAACGATTGGTAAAAATTTAATGTCTGGGTTTAAGAAAAACTTAGGATTAGATGTCGCTGGAGCTACTCAGTCTTTTACCCGCGCAGTGTCGAAACCTTTATCTAAGGTTACGCCAGAAAGTATTCAAAAATTTGAAGACGATATTGTTAGTGCACTGGAAGATGCGTTCGTATTTAAAAATCAAACTCAGGCGCAAGAGAAATTTAAAGCAGCGTTTCAGCCTATAGTTGACGAAATTCAAGAAATTGCATATACCGCAGCAGGACAAGTTCTTAAAGTTGGCGCACAACCCTTAAGAATTAGAAAAAGAGTATTACTCGCTCAATCCGCGCAAGATGCTGCAAAAATGTCAGAAAATGTAAATGTCGCTGACAACGAAGATATAAAAAAAGCTAAATCAATTTCTTTAATTACTGGAGGTATTGACTTCCAGAAGGGTGGGCGAAATACTTTTTTTGCAGAGAACTTAGTCAAAAGGATTTTGCCGGGGTCTTATTCTGTTCCCGTTACTAACCCTTATTCAAATGATAAAAATAATTTAGGGCAGATTTATCAGTTTAGGGCAGATCTAAGTAGTGGCACGGTGGTTGGCGCGGACGGAGTTGAAAGACCTGCATCTGAGCCTATGCCGTTTGATATGCTTTTACATACTAACTTGGAGAAAGGATATAACCCGGATTCGGTAAAGATGGCCGCTGAAGCTATGGCTTACCGAAAAAAATATCCAGACAAACCCATTCAGTTAGCGGGGACAAGTGGTGGGTCTTACATAGTCGAGGAAGCGATCGCAATCCTAGAAAGGGCAGGAATAACGAACGTAAAGGGATTGGGATTGACAGCACCAGTAAATAATTTAATGACTACGGCTAGTCAGAAAAATTACCAATCCTTAGTTGGAGAGTTCGATCCTTTAAACGTTGTTATGTTTGGCGGTAAAAATGTAGCGGACAAAGAACATCCAGTGTATAAGGCAACTCTCAAGGTGATGTCTTATGGTATGCCGGGACTTATGGAGGAGTCCCCATTAATGTCTCTTATACCAGGAGCGGGGAAGGGTCACGCATTACTTCCCTTCCTAACCAAGCCTATGGTAAATGAACAAATACAGTCGTTTTTGGGAGACGCGATAGATCCCGTAAGTCCGTCTTTATCTAAAGGGATAAAGAGTGAGCCTAATTTACATTTTTTTAAATCTCAATTAGATGAGAAAGACAGTTTAGTTAGAACTCTTAAAGCTGTATTGGGTGACGGCTCAACCTTAAGGCAAATTGAAAAAGCAGGATTTAACGGCGCGGAGGGTTATACTTTTGCAGTTCCTCAAAAACCAGAATGGAGAAGAGGAGAATATGACTTTTCTTCCATGATGGGAAATTTACCAAACGCGAGACAAATAGGTAAAGACATTAAACCAGAGTTTGATGAGTATACTGCTTTTTTAGAAGAAATGAGAGCAGGTATTGTTGAATTTTTAGATTCTGGAGCAAAGATTAAACAATCTCTAGCTAAAACATTAGAAAAAGCTGTTAAGTTTTATCCCGAATTAAAAACTTTACAAACTAGAGTATTGGAAACTTTAGAAGAACAAGCTAGATTAACTGACTTAAATAAAAATCCCAAAAAAGACACTAGAACCGCTAGAGAAAAATACACTGACAACCAAAGACTTGCTAGAATAAATGCACAGTTTCCCCAAGGGCAAGAATATTTAAAAGATTTTAAGACTAGGGAGAAAGATGCAGATTTAAGCCCTGAAGCAAGGGTTGGACTAGAATCAGCTAGAAATATTGCAGCGCAATTTAACAAAAGTTTTGCAACTTTACAAACTTTAACTAAGTCTGGTAATTTAGATGAAGCCGCAAATATGGCGGCGACCATTAAGCAGATGGGAGTTAAAGCAAGAGAAGAGATTAAATTAATCACTAAAACTTTAGGTGAGAATAATAACGTTGGCTCGACAAGGTTGGGCAGTCAATTAGGACAAACTTTAAGTCAAATATCTAGCGTCCAAAATAAAACAGATAGGATAGTTAACGTTAATAAACTAAACTTACCTAGCGTTGGGGAAAATGTAGGCAAGGGCATGACCGAAGGTTTGGAAAATAGCATAGGTGATTTACGCACTGCGGCTGAAAAATTAGCAGATATAGTACCTGACGTAGTTACAGAAAAATTAAAAATGCAATCTCCATCTAAAGTAATGGAGGGGTATGGCGAAAATACTGGAGATGGTTACGGGATTGGGTTAGAGAATAGTTTAGACAAGGTTAAAGAAATAGCTAAGTCTGGGATTGACGATGTTGCAAAAACTTTTGACTTCGTTAATCAAGATCCAAAATTAAATGGCGGAGAGGAATTAACAAACAGCTTGCGTGACTGGTATTTGAGCCACAGAACGTCATTTGATCCATCCAAGCTAAACAATATTCTTGGCAGTGGATTGATGGGAAGACCGTCAAGCAATCGCGCTGCCAGAGAGCTTGAACTGTTTGGACGAAGTGGGACTCTTTATAGTGCTTTGCGCCATAAAGAGTATGGCGCAGATCATACCAAAAACGAGGCTTATGGGGCTATTGAGTTTTTAATCGATCCGTCTAGGATTGCTAATAAAACAACATGGCTTCAAAGAGACAGCAACTTAGACAGACATCAGTCAATAGAAGAATTAAAAGAAGATTATGAAGGGAGGGGTTCGCAATTTAGGCAATTAAGCTCTGTTTCACCCAAAGCAAACTTGATGAGAAACTATGAGGAAAATTCTGGCTACGTCGAAGCTCAAACTCACGTTCCAGTTTTGCCTAGCGACATTTCAGCTATTCGTATTGGTAGTAGCCAAATTTCTTCCGATCAACTATTCAAAAAGTATGGCGATAGCTTACTTGCCTTTATTCGCACAGCGTTAAGCAAAAACATTAAAGTTATTGGCGATTTTAATCCTGAATTTTTAAAAGCTGCTGAGTCGGCTGGCATCAACATCAACAAAGGACTGTCTGAGGGTATCAGGAAGTCAGCCAATAAACCTGTTGAGGCGATTGGCGAAGTTGCTCATAAAACTGTTAAAGCAACGGAGGGTTATCCTGCACCTATCCAACAAGTCGGCAAAAAACCACCACTGTCCGAAGCTCAACAGGCAATGGTGGATGAGTTTAATAAACAACTCGCAGCACTTCAAGGAACTGGTAAAAACGTAGGAGGAGGTTTAAGTGAAGGTATAAATAATTCTTTAAAAAATGTTAAATCATCTTCTGAAAAATTAGCAAATACAGTAATAGATACCGTTGAGGAAAAATTAGAAATTAAATCTCCCTCAAGGTGGGGTATTAGAATTGGTAAATACGTAGGCGAAGGATTTACTAAGGGACTTGGGTTTTTAGAAGATTCTAGTATTATTGGCATATTTATAGAGCTAATGAACGATATTAAATCTGCTGTAGAAGATGGAGATATAACTTCTACTGCGGAAAACTTTAAAAATAAATTAAGCCGAGGCTTTAGTAAAGGATTAGGAAGTATCCCAGGATTTAAGGAAGCTAAGGAAAGATTTAAGGGTTATTTAGATTTCCTTAAGGAAATCGCCAATCCTAACGTATCGGCAGCATTAGGCGAGGGGTTAGCTAACGGTATTGTTGCAGCTAAGGAATTATTTGTAGATTTCCTTAAGATGCCAGAAAAAATTAAGGAAGGGTTCATCCAGGCTAAGGTGGCTTTTGATAGTTTTGTAGAGGGAATGAGTAAAGTCCAGAAATTTGGCGAGATGATGGACTTTGTTAAATCTTCTATAGGTAATGTTGTTAAAGTCCTAGCTTTGTTGGCCGTAGGGAAAATTATCTTAGATTTAGCTCCCGCAAGCATAGAAGTCGCCGCTAACTTTGAGAATTTAGAGAGACGGATTAAGTTCACTTCTGGAAGCATTTCAGAGGGTGCTAAAAATATTGCATTTTTAAGATCGGAAGCAAAAAGACTCAACGTTGACTTAAGCCAAACTTTAGAAAGTGGCAGTAAATTCTTCCAGGCAACTAAGGATACTCCCATAGAAGGCTATCAATCTCGCCAGATCGTTAGCGCAGTCACTCAAGCTTCGGCTGTCTATGGTTTAGATTTAGACAAGCAGCAAAGGACTTTTACCGCGCTTGAGCAAATGTCTGGAAAAACGGTTGTATCTCAAGAGGAATTAAGACAACAACTCGCTGAAGCAATCCCCAACGCTTCGCAAATCGCCGCAAATGCTTACGGAACAACCACCCAGTCCATGAACCAATTATTAAGTACAGGCAGGGTTTTAGCTGAGGACTTTTTGCCAAAATTTGCTCAACAATTAAAAGCGCAAACTTCATCAGGTGTAGGAGATGCCGTTAATTCTTCAGTGGCGATAACTAATAAATTCAATAATTCCTTAATTGAGTTACAGGAAAGTATTGGTAAAACTTTACTGCCTTTCAGAAACTTTTCTTTAAGTGTTTTTGCGTCTGGTATAGATTTAGTAACTAAGAATTTCCAACTCTTAAAAAGTGTCTTACTGATTACCTTAATTAAATTAGGAAGTCCTGTTTGGTTAATGTTTGCGACGTATTTAAAAGGAATTTCCTCTTCTGCGGGAGGGGCTAAGGGTGCATTGCTGGGGATGGGTCAAAGTATTGCAACTTTAGCCGCTCAGATGTTTGTTTTATCAATGGCGATGAAAGCTATTGATGAAATAATGATGAATTTCAAGGATAACAGCGGCGCAATTGGCGAACAGACTAGAAACGTTACTCAGTCTATTAATGAACAAAGAAAATTATTAAATCCATCCTCTAAAGTTAGCCGTGATGACTTTTCAGCATTTAGAGAAAGATTTACGCTTAACCCATTTGATAACGATACAAAAAAACTAATAAAACAAATGGAGGATAGTGCCAAACAAACAACTATTGGGCAACAAAACACTTTCGATATTTTGAAAGATAGTAACTCTCCTGCTATACAAGATGCTATCCAAGAAATTCAAGCCATTGATAAATCTTTGGATGATATTAAAATGAAGCGTCGGGCTGTTATTGCTAACAATCCTGGCGACATTCAACAATTAAGAGAACTGCAAGAACAAGAAAAAGAATTAAGTCAAAGAAGAGAAAAGCCCTTAGAATTGTTTGGCGGAACTAAAGCTAATTTAGACAAACAAGTAGAAACTTTAAAAACTTATTTGGAGTATTGGGAAGAACTAAAGAAAAATCCCAAACTTTATCAAAGTGAAATTGAACAAATTAATAAAATAATTAAGGTAACTGAACAAGATTTAGCCACAGTTATTCAAAAACAAGACAAGATGACTAAGGCTATTAAAAATTCCTTAACAGAAATGCAAAAATTTGCAATTGAAATAAGGAACTTAGAAGCTAAGTTTAACGATCTAAGACAATATAGAGATACAGCATTAAGTTTAGAGAAAACTAATTTATTTAACCTTGGCAGCAGTGGGGACGTTTTACCAGGGCAACTGGAATATACGAACAACTTAAAAACTCAAGCCACTCTGACTGGTAAAATTGCCGATAATTTAAAACAAATCCAAGAGATGTCCGCTCAATTGGAAGTTAATGATTTAGATGGAGTCTTAAACGCCCTTAATTTAAATAAAGGAAGCGGTATAGACACCTTAAAGGCTGCACAAGAAAGAAGTATTGATGGAAGTAAAGAAAAAGAGATTTTAAGTGGCTTTATAAAAGTTAAGGAAATGCAAATCCAAACTGTTGATATGCAACAACAAATTGCAGAGCAGAAATATAACTTAATCCAAAGCCTCTACCAACAAACAAAGCAAGTCACCGACTATTATCGCGCAGCCGTTCGAGAATCTCAAGCTGTGGGTATTGAATTTGAGAAAGCGCAAAAGACCCTTGAAAACCCTAAAGTACAGAATAAACTTAGAGAGGCTTTAATTGGTGCTGGGGACAATATCTACACTCAGTTTATTGAGGGAATTATTAATGTAATTTCCCAAACAACCGAAATAGAGAAACAACAACTAGAAGCAAGAAAACAGAGGATTGACTACCAGAATAACGTCCAAGATATTCAGCTACAAGCTATAGAACTACAACGGAGTTTACCAGGAAAAATTATCCCGATAGATTCTAGTATTGCCGATAACTTTAATCTCAGTCTTAAAAACGTAAACAGGACGGTTGATGAAATTAATAAGAATATAAATAACTTATCTAACAGTGTTGTAGACGCAACTAAAAAAGCTGAAGATAGTATTAAAGACTTAAGTAAAACTAGCAACTCATGGATAGAAGGTCTTGGTACTAAGTTTGCAGATTTAGTTAAGTCTTTTGAGAACGGCTTTGATCGCGTGGGGACTGCGATCGCTGATATGGGAATAAAAACCTCCAACTGGTTAGCTTCCCTGGCTACCGGACAAGGCTTGTTACAAAATTTAGCGGGCGGTGTTCAATCGGCGGTTAGCACGGTGTTTGGGGAAAAAGCTGGGCAACAGTTAGAGCAGGGTGCTAAAGAGTTCGTTAGTAATCCGTTAGGGGCTGTCAAAAAGTTCTACGGATTGGATAATTTACAGACTGTTAATCAAACTTTGCTTAGACCTACGCCGGGGCGCGTAACATCTAAGTACGGAATGCGTACAGACCCATTGGACGGCACTAGAAAAATGCACAACGGTGTTGATTTTGAAGACGCTACAGGAACACCAATTAAAGCACCACTGACAGGCACGGTTATCACATCTAAAGGTGGTTGGAATGGTGGTGCGGGCAATATGGTCGAAGTTGAAACCATCACCGCAGAAGGTAAAAAAGTTGTAAACCGCTTTTTTCACTTATCTGAATTACTTAAAAAGGTTGGGGACGTTGTACAGCAAGGTGATGTAATAGGTAAAGTTGGAAGCACTGGGCGTGGCACAGGATCGCATTTACATTGGGAGGTAACGATCAACGGTCAAAGGATAAACCCAACTACCCAGTTAGGTAAAACTTTTAAAGTACCTGGGATTAAATTGGATACAACCAAAAAGGTTGTTGATACCACACAAGACAACAAGATGCTGAACAGGGTAGCAGATTGGCCGATGCCTCAACAACAGCCAACAAAATCAATAATACTAACCCCTGGACACAGACTAGACATCAAAACAGGTACAGGCGGAACAAATCAAACAGGAAGTTTAAACTACAAAGGCGAAAATAGAACTATTGAATCTATTGGGACTGAGCAAGCCGTCAAGGTATTCGAGCGAGTCTTTGCTCAAAAAGGGTTTAAACTCATTCAGCCACCCCCACTACCGTCAGCTAGAGGGGATCAAGCCAGAAAAGATTATCAAACGGAACTTGCTAAGTTAGAGAAAAGCAAAAATGCTTATGCGTTAGAACTACATTTTGATGACCCTAAAGGGGGTAAACCCGGCGTAATTCCAGGGGGTAAATACGATCCGTCTGGTAAATATTTGAATCCAATGGATGTTGGTTTAGCAAACAAATTTGGAGCATTTAGTTATTTTTGGGGTGTGGGTGGTAAAGACGTTAGAAAAAACCCTGATGAAC